TCTGTTGAAAATCTTCATCAGTTTCTGTTGGAAAACCCACAATCATCAACAGGTACATTTTTATATTGTACTTGCTGTACATTTTTAAAGTAAAATCTAAATCACGATTGGTAAAGCCCTTACGCATGGCTGTGCGTACTTTGTCACTGCCGGTTTCTACTCCAATGGCCATTGCATCAGCACCGGCTCGACCCATTAACTCAAAGTCATGTTCAGTGAAATTTTTAACATGGTGAATCACAGCATGACTACTGTAACTCAAATAACGATCTGGTAAGTTATGTTGTTTGTAGTAATCTAACAATGTTTGATTAAACTCTCTGAATACCGGAATGTCCCCATTGCACAAAGCATCATGAAAAAAGAAGTTACGCACGCCATAGGTTTCATAGTAGTGTATGAGTTCATTGGCAAGTTTGCGACCTTGCTTTACTCTATATCCGCCTGCCATGGTGGGAATATCGCAAAACACGCATTTCCTAAAACACCCTCTACTGCTTTCCATTGGTAAAACACCGTGATCAAAACCGCTTTGATATTGATCAATTTGATAATCACTGAAATCCATGTAGGCATGATCAGAAACCTCTGTGGTCAACGCCATGGTATCTGTGTTAATACCTTGCACGTTGTAATTGCCTTTGATAAGCTCTGGGATGGTACTTTCTGCTTCACCGCGAATCCAATGATCAATCAAACCTAGATCTTTGAGTTCGTGTGCAAAATCTGGGCGACCGCTGTAACTGCCGTGTTCTGCATAGATCAATCCTTGTCCACCAATTATGATTTCAGCTTGACATTGACTGCGAAGTGTTTTTAAAAACTCTCGTGTGAATCTTTGTGCTTGCCAAGTAAACACACTGAGAAAAATTTTTTCTGGTTTGTGTTCTAATACTTGTTCAGCACATGCTTGTAAAAACTTTGAAAAACATTGTTGAGCTGGTTGGCCAAGATTTCTATTAGGCAAGAACAAATGATCATCAATCTCAGCAAATACTTCGGGGCTAACTTGTTGGTTAAAGTCTGAAAAGTATTTTAGATTTAGATCAATTACTGTGCTGCTTTTGCCGTGTTGGTTAAGGATACTTTTTATAATCGCAGGAGCCGCTGCTGGTCTAACCGGCGCTACTCTTGGTACACTAAGTATCACAGCATAGGTCATAACAAATCGTTGTTGTAATTGGTGAATCCATTTTCTTTAACAACTTTGAGAGTGTTTTCTACACGACTTGCCAAATCATCTTTGTGACTCACTAACCAGATTGACTTGTTGCGTTCACGACTCATCTTTTTCAACAGCGCCAATCCGTTTTCAACACCCTGTGTGTCTAGGCCATTGTCCATGAGCTCGTCTATGAACAGTAGATTAATGGGTTGATACAAACTTTCCCATACATCGCGAAATGCCCAACTCATGCTTAGAATAAGTCTATTACGTTCGCCTCTTGACAGATTGTCAAAGTCAAGATCTCTTCCTAGTTCTGTGATTTCTACACTGAGATCATTTTGGAAAACCACTGTGTGCGGCAAACCAATGCGATCTAGATAGTAGGTCAAACGTTGATTAAGATAACTTAGATTTTGATTTATAATTTTCTTTCGTACAAAACTGTCTTTGTTGGTCAGTAGCTTGATTATAAAATCTTGGTGATCTTGTAATCTTGTGAGTTCATTGAGATGATTATAGTCAACTGTTTGCAATGCTTGATGTTTCATGTCATCAATTTGTTCTTGATAAGGATCCTTTTCTGTGGATCTAGCCGCATGATCTCGGCGCAAACCTTCAAGACTGTTGCGATGATTCAGTGCTTGCTCCAGTGAGTCATAAAACACAGTTGGTGCTACGCCCAGCTCACCTTGATCGTCAAGTTCGTTTTGATGTTCGTTTTTCTGTGTGTCGTTGGTCAACAGTTGTAGTGCTAGTTCTTGTAATTCTTTTTGTTTCTTTTCTTTGACTGTGTCAAGACTGTTGTCGTGTATTTCTGTGCCACAAGCAAAGCAACGATGTTCGCTGATTTCTTCAATTTCTTTTTGAAGCTGTTTTACTTGTCGATCTAGTTTGACGTTGTCTGCCTCAATACTTTTGATCCAACGATTACACTCGTCAATGATTTTTTTCTTGCTATGAAATTCTTCAAGATCTCTATGTGCCTGTACTTCTTGATCGATGTCTATGTGCTCAAGGCTGTCAATAGCTGTTTGAAGTTGATCACAATCTTCTTTTTGTTTTTTGAGCCACAGTGTCTGTCTCTTTTGTAAACTGACAATTTGTTCTTCAATTCTACGATTGGCTTCTTGCACAGCTCGAATTCGTAGTTCTTCACTTTGTATTTCTTCTTTGGTGGTTCGGTTTAGTTCTTTGATACGATCAGCACGTTCACTGAGCAAAGTTATACCCAACAGTTGCTCAATCATCAATCGTTGATCATTGGCTTTCATGCTCAAAAAGGGCTCGGTGTAGGTATTCAATGCAAGTATATGCTTGAACATGTCATGGCTGATGTTCAGTAGATGCTCGATTGCTTCTTGTGTTTCTCTACTGTCGCCCTGTGCGTCATCAGTTATCGCTTGTTCTTCGTTGTTGACATAAAATTTTAGAATGTTGGGTTTACGCCCACGTTCAATTTTGTAGTCTTTGCCGTTTACAGCAAATTCTAATGAAACCAACATGTTCTTAGCGTTGGTTTTGTTCACTAGATTGTCTTTGCGTATGTTTGACAAGGCATTGCCATACAATGCATAACTCAACGCATTTATGATGGTGGTTTTACCAGTGCCATTACGACTACCATCGCCTCCAAGATCTAGGTTTTCTCCCAGTACCAGGGTGAGGTCACGACGATCAAAGTTTATGGCTTGGGTAGCATTGCCCACGCTCATGAAGTTTTTTACGGTAAGTGTTTTAATATTAATCATTTATGTGCAAGCATGAAACGAACAGTGCCATTGAGATAGAACCAATGAGTTACTTGTTCAAGTGGTTCCCCACGTTTGGTAGGTACGTCAAAAATCAGTATTTTGTATGGAGTACTTTCAATCATTTCATAAAATTGATCAAGCAACGTGTCAAAATCAGTGTCTGGTTTGTTACGAAGTTGATCAAAGTTAAACGTAAACAGAAATCTATCTTTTACAATGTTCATTGCAAGTTCAACTTGTTGCGGAACAAATTGCCAATCAATGAAATGAATTGAACACAATGCCATGCCAACATCATATTGTGCTGTGTGTCCTTCACTAAAGCCTGCGTCAAAAAAGTCTATGAAATCAGCTTCACTGTATACGTTGGGGTTAGGATCAAATCCAATTATGTTTGGAAACCAACGTTTCCAGGTACATTCGCCACAACCAACATCAATCACTGATTTTGGATCATTGTCGTATAAACGGTCAATGTAATAAAAAATGTCTTTGAATCCTATTCGTTTGCCATGTTCATAAACCAAACGCGGAGTGATTATCCAGGGAATAACAGAATCAAACACTAGATCATAATATGATTCAATTCTAGAATCTAGATCAGGAAAGTTTGTGAACTTTACTTCATTATAGTACGGATTAATTTGTTGCATACTAGATTTTACCCTATTGTAAAAGTTTTGTCTACCACAAAGTTTGCGTAATCATCTGAGTACCAATTCAGCCAACTTTTGTCAATCATGATTCCAAACATATTGTAAATATCTTGGAATACCTTGTCATGATTAAAAAACAGATCTTCGTATGCAATGATCAAATCATAATCAATGTCAGGTTCAGGCACGTGATCGTTTCTAAAATTATTTAAATATTCTTTCCTGTTGTCTTGGTTTGGCTCAACACCAAATGCGATAAGCCACATGGTAAGGTAATCATCGTCTGCCGAAGTTGATTCTAACACAGCTGGATTGCCTGTTAGATTATAAAGTTGTTCAGCGGCGCCTTGATAATGCTCCTTAGACGGTTGTGTTGACAGCCAGACCTTTTTTTCTAATTGGGTTGCCATGTAGTCCCATAAGTTTTCGCTTTTTGGGCTGGCAATTCTAATGGCTTTCAAATCATTCAAAGTATTTCTAGCGCGATCTGTGCTGCGATGGCACGGCACAATTTCCCATAGCACAGGATCGGCCGCAATAGCCTTTGGTGTATTGTGCGGGATGAGCCAACCTTGATTAAATCTGTCTTGAATTTTGGTTCTAGAGTTTGATCCTATGCTGTATTGTAGTGGAACACATCCCGGGCTTTTACTCAATTCTGCACAAAAACGTTCACCACCGGCACCTGCGTCGTAGTCAACCATTAACCAGGGCATTATAGTGTGTTATAGATTTGCAACAACAAACCTCGATCATAAATGTCACTTTCAATATTGGTAATTTGATCGGTGACTATTTGGTCCACACTTTCAAACACAATATCTCCAGGAGAGAGATCTTGTTCAAAGGCATTGTTCTTGTTCGGAATCAGTGCCATTTCACTGAGTTGATAATCTCTTATAAATGTTTCTTTGATAAAGTTGGCTTCTTCGTAGCTGATATCAATGTCTAGTTCCACACGTACATGCATCTTGGGTTTAAGTATACTTGGTGCATGATCGATTAAGTGTGCAAGCCCTAGCACACGATAAGTTGGTTGATCTGGCCATGCATGATACTCTGGTTCTTTGCCCCATTCCAATATCATCATACCGCGCTCGTCGTCACCTGCGTCTGCAAAATTATGTGGAAAACAATTTCCTATATAGGTTACGTTTTTCTTGGTTTGACGCTTGTGAAAATGACCTGTGAATACATGCTCAAAGCCCCCAAGATCATCTCTACGAATTGATCCGTGATCTGGCATTTCAACCATGGCATTCATTAGATAACCTGGCAATTCAAAATGCCCAAACAAATATTTGCTTTTAAGTTTTGCTAATTTTTTATGATCATCGTTTACCAACCATGGAGCAATAACGACATCACCACTGTGTAACCAATCATTACATATGACCACATTTGGCAGATAACGAGCCCACTCCACACTCTGAACATCGCGGCGGTCGCGATAATATAGATCATGATTGCCGGGAATAAAGTACACACTAGAAAAGTTACTGCTGAGGTGCTCCAGTGCCCGGAGGCTATAGTTAAGAGTGACAATATTAATACTAGCCCGGTGATTGTGCCAATCTCCGAGAAATAACGCTGTTTCACACCCCTCCTCCTTTGCTTTTTGAGTGAACCATTTTATAAAATTCAAACAATCATCATTGTGGGCTTGACTATTGCTTTTCAAGCCAAAATGGATGTCTGTGCAAACTGCTGCTTTTCGAAATAGATTAGTCATAGTACAACATTATACTAGTCATCGCTGTAGTTTACAACAGTAACTGGCATACTATTATAGTTGCCTCCGCCAGAATTCTGGCGTGTCCAACTCGGATTCAACCCGTTCATTTCAAGAATATCATCACGTATGTTTTGCATCTTCTTTTCTATGTTTAGGATTCTAGTAAAACTGTTGGTAATTGCAGCGGTATAGTATGCAAAAGGATTCTGCGATTTTGATTCATCAAATTGCAAGCCAATTTGTGATAGCTGCAACAGAGCTTGCCCACGCATTTCTTCGTTGTAGGTGTATCCACGCCAGTTGCTTCTTGTGGCATAACGTTCGCACAGCTTCATGAGCATCAATGCTAATTTTTTTGTCATCTGCCCGTGTTCTTTACAGAATTCACCTTTGTCCACATCACCGCGCCAGTGACTTTTACCCACTAGATATGGAACTTTGTGGTCTGTGATTCTGTATTGAAAAAACGGAGGAAAGTTTACTCTTATATGCACATGATCTATAGGAGCATCCTCAATGATATCAGCCAATCCATCATCAATTTCTTCCTCAACACTGAGCAAATCTTCTATGTTTGATTTCTTCAATGAGCTTTTGGTTGGCTTTTTTGGCGCCTTGGGTATGTGTTCCCAGGTCATGATTCTAAAGACCAAATCTGTGTTTGGTATTTTCTTTGGATCAACTACTTCGCCGGTTTCGCGTTTGATTCTGTCTGCACGATTTCTTCTGGCTTCGGCTATGGTTTTTTGATTGATTTTTGCCACACTGGGCAAAATGATATCAAATTGATGATCATTGTCTGGGTCAACAAAAGCACAGTATGTGTTCTTGCTTAGATGTATTTCTTTTAATATGTCTCGGTTGTTTAGATAATTGGTTTTTGGTGCAGGTTTTGCGAGTGACAATTTTGTCTCCTAAGAAGTATATTTATTGTACATTTTTTAACAGATTTGTCAACCGGACCTATGTAAATCAGCTGATTTTGGGTGAATAAATATTGTGTCAAGGAACATATATGCCAGCACCATTTGACCCGGCCAAGGCCGCAGTAGTCAACGATTTACTGCAACAAGGATTAACATTAGAGTCTGCAATTCAGCAAGCTGGAATTGCCGCGGATGATGCCTCACAGTATCAGTTAGATGTTTTACCTGGATCTGGGGAAGTAGGAAAAGTGATTCAACGCGGCAGTAACACGCCATTTGCAGGAGATACCACCGCAGATGTCCCGGTCACACTTAACACTACTCAGGGTTCGCAAGCTGATATCAGCGGAGATATCATAGCCACTGATCCAAACTTGATCATAGTTCCGCCCCCGGCACGTATAGAATCAACTGAGCCAGTGGGCGTTGGTGACGCTGTGAATTATGGAACAGCATACGGTGAACCTGTTGTTTTGCCCACAGTTCCGCAGACAGCCTTAAGCGATCAACAACTTAGACAAATCTATCCTGCCCCCGAACCAGATCCAGCAGGGCCGGTGGTAACAGAAGCACAGGCTCTTCAGCAAAATGCACAAAACATTGTGTTAGATCCGCAAGCAGAAGCCACGCGATTATTGGTGGCTCAGGCTTCAAATCCGGATACCGCTATAGCAGTGCCAGCAGATATCAACACACAATTATCTGATCAAGATGTATCAATATTTTACACTGCTCCACCACTGGTACCTGAGGCAGAGAGAGTTGATCAACCTGCACCAAGCCAAGATCCATTCACTCGACCAACGGAAACTGTTCCACCACCAGCCGAGGTAATCACACAGGCAGACAATCCATTTAGACCCCCTGCCCCACCTGTGGAAGTTACTCCTGTTGATTCGCCGGCAAATAATGATACCGATCCATTAGCGCAGAATCAAGTGCCTGCAGAACCTGCTGTAAGGCCTACCAGTACCACAGTGTCCAGCGGCATAGACCCCACGGTGTTTTTACTAGGTGCTGCCACGCTGATTGGCCCATCTGTGATTCCATTGCCAGTAAGAGACGGACTGGCACTGGCAGGCACAAACAATGCAAGAAGTCAACAGGTTATCAACACACAACGCAGAGCCACTAACTCAAGAGATTGGCGTGTTAAATTAAAACTTGGACCCAATGCAGACTATCTATACAATGCGGCACAACCTGGTGATTTGTTGTTTCCTTTACGCAGCAATGGCGGCACTGATGGAGTTATATTTCCTTACACACCAAGTATTCAAACCACTTATGCCACAACCTATCAAAAGGTGCCGTTGACACACAGCAATCATCAAGGTTTGTTTTATAAAAACAGTTCGGCACAAGTTGTCCAAATCACTGCTACATTCACAGCACAGGACACACAAGAAGCTGACTATCTACTGGCAGTGATACACTTTTTACGCAGTGCTGGTAAAATGTTTTATGGACAAGATGCCAATAATGGAGCACCACCACCGGTGTTGTTCTTAAGTGGATTTGGTGAATTTCAATTCAATAATCATCCGCTGGTACTGGAAAATTTTACCTATAATTTGCCTAACAAAGTGGATTACATACGAGCAAGAAGCTCAAACGATGTAAACTTGAATCTTCTTCAAAGACAAAATCGTGGTGGCAGCGCATACAATGGACTCAGTGGTGTGCTCACAAGACTGAACACCTTGGTTGAAGTTACTCAACGTGTGTTAAAAATAAAACCTGGTGCCAATCCAAATATCATTCCCACGGTGCAAAATACTTTTGAACTAGGTGGCAACAATCCAACCTATGTGCCCACTGAAATGGAGATATCAATAACATTGATACCAATACAAAGCAGAGAACAAGTCAGCAAACAATTTAGTTTGACAAAGTTTGCTCAAGGCAATTTACAACGAGGAGGATTCTGGTAATGGCAGTTTACAGCACAACCAGTCCGTATTTTAACACTGGCGTTACACAGTTTTATCTTGATCTCATGGTCAATAGACCTGTGCCACGCAGTTCAGACGATTTACTGATAATCATAAATTCAACCTACCAGTACAGACCAGATTTATTGGCATTTGACTTGTATGGTGATGCGTCGCTTTGGTGGGTGTTTTATCAAAGAAACCCAAACACACTACAAGCACCTCCACTGGATTTCAAAGCCGGCGTTAACATTTATCTCCCACAAGAATCACTGTTACGCACAGAACTAGGATTCTAATACATGGCTCTACAACCATCCAGTTTTTATCAAGCTAGAATTCAAGCAAACAATGAAGAAATTTTACGTTTAAGAAATCTGCTGGCCAGCGGTGATCTGACTGCACAGGAAACAGCAGAAATAACTGCACGTATTCCTGTGATTGAAGCTGACAATGTACGATTGCAAAGTTTGTCTAGACAGGCATTGTTGGCCGAACAAGCTTCTGGTCAAACTGGAGGACCCAGCAGTTCGGGACAAATTGTTGTTGACGATGGTGGCACAGTTGGCGCAGACAGCGCAATAAATGCTCTTGGTGCAATTGTTCCAATCAACGCAGTGAGTCAAAGTGGTACCAATGCAATACCAGTTGATACTTCCGCTTATTTTACTCCAAGCATTAATAGTTTGCCAATAAGAGGTTTATCAACCACCCAGGCCACAAGTGGTCCAAATGGGGTTGGTGCTGCTAGATCACTGTCTGACAGCATAGGGTTTGCTTCAAGACCTGGCGTTGGCAGCGGTAATGACAATGCTGAGCCGCCAATAGCACAACGTGCAGAAGCCACGCGAGCAGCCATTGGCCAAGCTTTTTCTGAACCAATTCAGCCACAGCCCAATGTTTTAGACAAGTATTTGAGTTACAGCTATGTGGCTGAACTAAGGCTGATCAAAAGTGAAGCTTTTGCACAGTCCATGCGTAACCGCAGAATCAACTATGACAACGCAGGGTTGTTGATACGCAGTGGTGGTGCAAATGGGGTAGCGTCCACAAATGACAATCAAAGACGCAACAGATTTTTTGATCTTGATTTTTATTTAGACAATATAAAAATTACCAATCATTGTCAAGGTACCGGCACAGGTTCAGCTCACAGTTATCAAAATCTAAGTTTTACTGTCACCGAACCTAATGGCATTAGTTTTCTAGATAGATTGTACATGGCAACCAAAGACTATGTTGGAATTGAAAATTATTCCAGTGCAATTTATCTAATGATCATAAAGTTTTATGCTTATGATCAAGGAGGCAAAATTGTTAAAGCCAACAATCAAAACAGTGGAGCCTACAACGATCCCAGCGCGGTTGTGATAAAAACCATACCTTTTACTATCAACGACATTGCATTTACCATTGACAGCAATCTTGTTACTTACAATGTAACAGGGTCATGCATCGCCTATGAAGGGTCAATGACAAACCGAGGCACTATACCAAGAAACATTGAAGTATCTGGTGACACCGTTGATAAACTTTTACGTGGTGTGACAATCACAAATATTGATGCTGAGATTGCAGCAGACCTAGGAACCTTTCAAGGACAAAGTTTTCCATTGGGCGGGAACTTTGGCAGCACAGTAACCGCCACTCCCAGCGTGAATGCGCCCAACGACGCAGGAGCTAGTCAAACACAGGACAAGTACCAAGTGGTGTCTCTACAGGATGCTTTGAACTATGAAGAAAAGAAACATGTTGCACAAGGACTTTTTGAAATTGCCAATCAGTATGTTATAGAAATAGCCAGTCCAGTGATAGCCAATGCACAAGTTGGCAACGACAAGGGTTTTCCTGATCTTAGTAATAGTCCTATGACAGATGGCAGCAATCCGCGAAACAGCACAGATGAAACGCAGAGCACAGATAGGAAAAAAAGAGTTCTAGGTATAGCAGCAGGCACGCCAATTATTCATGCCATAGAAATGATCATTAGACAAAGCACTTTTATCACTGATCAGGCTGACATTGTTTATGATCAAACCACTGACCAACCGTTGCCTATACCTAGCACAAAAGATAGACCGTTTGCCTGGTTCAAGGTCAGCATGAAAAGCGAACAGTTGCAATACGATAAAAAACGCAATGACTATGCTTATAAAATTACCTATATAGTAAGTTTGTACAACATCGCAGGCATGGATAGTCCTTACTTTCCAACAGGTCAATTCCGTGGGGTACACAAAAGTTATCCTTACTGGTTTACAGGACAGAACACCGCAGTTTTAGATTACAAAGCTACCTTTAATTACGCATGGACAAGTTTGATCAGCGGATCAGCTGATCAACAGGCCGCTGGCGGTGCTTTTAGTTTAAGCCAAATTCGCAAAAAAGTATTTGCTCCTAGAAGTGCAGAAAGTTCTCAAGGTTTTAAAAACCGCGGCGGTGAAGTAGCAGCCAGCGCAGCAGCATATCTTTATGATCAGGGCGCACTGGGTGAAGTCAATTTGAAAATAATTGGTGATCCAGCATGGATGGCACAAGGAGAACTTTGGCCAGGCGTGAGTGCAACAAATTTTGATTACAAACCTTTTTTACCTGATGGCACAATTAACTTTGATGCCAGTCAACCGATGTTTGAAATCAGGTACGTCAAACCCAGTGATTATAATCTTGCAACTGGTTTAATAGAACCAGACCCAAATAGACTAGGCCCTGAAAATCAAAATCTAATAAGTTATGTTTACAGAGCGACCACGGTTGATAGTTTGTTTTCTGATGGACAGTTTACTCAGCAATTACAAGGTACTCTGTACTACTATCCAACACCAGCAACAGTCAAAGGCACTGGATTGACTTTTGACGGGGATACCCAAACCATTGCGTCAAACATTTTACGCACGCCTAGTCCAGATAACAACATACCATTGATTCCCAATTTACCATCAAGTATTGGACAGTTACCCACTGGATTTAATTTAAACTTTCCTCTTAATGACGTCAACGTAGCCACTCCACCGTTTAATGCCAATCCATTACCGTGGAGTTCACCTACTGCACCAAGCAGTACCGGAGGAATAAGACCATCAGTACTCAACGATTCAAGTTTTAGAACACTTACCCAAAACCTTTCTAGATTTGGCGGCGGCAGTGGCATTGATAGGCTAACTACGCTGGGTGTTACCAACGCCAGATCACAGTTAATTAGGAAGGATCCATAATGGCAGAAAATATACAACGTAGTGGCGGAAGACAAGAACAATACAAATTAGATCGAGGCGGTGCTATTGCCGACGCCGGACCTTTCATTGGGGAGATCATGAACAACATTGATCCAACCTTTACTGGTCGTGTTCAAGTGTACATTGAAGCTTTTGGACAAGGCGATCCCACAGATGAAAGATTATGGCGTACTGTAAGGTATATGACACCATTCTATGGTAGAACCAACCCCAGAGCCAGCAATGATTTTACGCCAGGCACAGGATTTGGCACTTATCTAACCAATCCGCAAAGTTATGGCATGTGGTTTACACCTCCAGACATTGGGGTTGAGGTATTGTGTTTTTTTGTAGAAGGTGACCCATCTCGAGGCTTTTATGTAGGGTGCATTCCGCAACCAGCTTCAACTAGAATGATTCCAGCAATTGGTGCAGTTCGTGACGTGGAGTACACCGCGGAAGAAAAACAATATTTTAGTAGTTCACCTCAGATGCCTGTGACAGAAGTGAATTCTTGGAACCAAGGCATCATGAGTAATCCCAAGGTCACAACTGTTAAAAAACCTTTGCACAGCTATGTGGCTGCTGCAATGTTTCAGCAAGGTATCAACACCGATCCGCAACGAGGTCCTATTACTTCAAGTTCACAACGTGAAACTCCTAGTAATGCTTATGGTATTATCACACCTGGGCGACCTATCTACAACGGTGGACTACAACCTGAAACCATAGAACAACAATTGAACAGTGGTGCGTTGAAGCCAGTGGATGTCAAAGTCATAGGGCGACAAGGCGGCCACAGCTTGGTCATGGATGATGGTGACCTAACAGGCAACGATGCTTTAATCCGAATAAGAACTGCCAAGGGACATCAGATAATGATGAATGACCAAGGCAACTTTATACAAATTTTGACTGCGAACGGTCAGGCCTGGATTGAACTTGGTGTAGAAGGCACAGTTGATGTGTATGCTACCAACTCAGTGAATGTGAGAACCAAGGGAACTTTGAATTTACATGCTGATAAAAATATCAACATCTATGCTGGCGGTACATTCAATGTTAAATCTAAAGAAAATATGAATTTAGAAACTGAAGCAGCCATGGCGTTGACAGGAACCAAGAATTTTCAAATCTACAGTCAGGCCACTCTTGATGTAAAATCAGATGGCAGTCTGGCAATACAAAGCGCGGATGGCGCATGGTCAGCCAGTAGTTTAAAATTACAAGCAGGTCGTATTGATCTCAACAGCGGCGGTGGCAGAAAACCAGGAAAGCCAGCACCAATAAAGAAAACCACATTAGATGATACAAAATTCAATGATCAAAAGGGTTGGCAAGTACAGAAAAATGCATTGAACAGCATAGTAACAAGGGCACCTACTCATGAGCCGTATCCATGGCATGGGTTTGGCACCAACGACGCAGGTTAAACAGTATGACAAGTCAAGTTGATACACAGTTAGCAAAACTCATAGGTGCACCAGTGCAAAATGCTGTGACTATCTCTGACTTTATAAAACAATCATTGGTGCCACCAACTGTGGGACCTCTTAGCAGCGCAGAAATCAAAGCCATGCTTGGACAACTTCAGGCCAGCAGCCAGCAAACTCTTACCACAGTGACAGCTCAGGCCATAGGAATTTATGGAATACCGCCTGCACAAATAGAACAAGCAGGTTATCTAAAACCAGGTACTACAGAATCCTATCTTAAAAATAGTGCCAATGTGGTGTCAGTGCTGAATTCGCCAGCGGTTTGGACTGGCAAAAACAATGTGTTTAATATCAAGCTGTTTTTAGCCAGTCAGGCAGTTCAAGCCAACGCAGCCATAGACGTTTTTAACGCTGCCTATTCAACCTTGGCCAAACAAGGTATCTTAACTGGTGCCAGCGTGAATGGAGTGGGGGCTATGCTACAAGGATCATTGAGATTTGGCACAGAAGCAATGAGTGCCTGGAGCAAAGGTCAGTCTCCAGGAATTATTGTTGCACAAATAAATCAGGTTGCAAAACAAGGATCTTATGCGGTGACTTTTGCTAGAGATTTACCCGCCGGCATATCAGGCACAGGACCAGCTGTGGGATTTCAGAAAAGAGTAAATCGTAGTCTGTTGGATTCTGTTGTACTAAGAATTTTAGGCAGCAAGAAGATTCCGCCACCAAATTATGGATAATTAATAGTATGACTACTTTTATTGGATTCAACACCGTGGATCAGTTTAAGAAATTTACTCTCACTGATCAAGCCTTGATTAAACAAGATCTAAAGAATGCTTTTAATATCCGTCAAGGCAGTCTGCCAGGGCGCCCAGACTACGGCACAAGAATTTGGGATTATGTGTTTGAAAACATGACTGATCAGATGTTGGATTCAATGAACACAGAAATTCAAAGAACCGTTGCTCAAGATCCTAGACTCCAAGTAAATTCAGTTTTGGCTTTTCCGCGAGACAATGGGTTACTGATAGAACTAGAAATTCAATTTGTAACTTCAACTGATGCCGAGCGCCTGAGTGTGTTTTTTGATTTACAAACACGTTCTGCTAGTTGGCTCTAAAAACCACCATTTTTTGCTTCACTAAATATAGGAACAAGGTGAAGCATGGCTACTACTCAAAGACAAACAGCTATTTTTGGTATTGAAGACTGGAAACAGATCTATCAAACCTATCGTGAAGCGGATTTTCAAAGTTATGATTTTGAAACATTACGCAAGAGTTTTATTGATTATCTGCGTCTTTACTATCCAGAAACTTTCAACGATTACGTAGAATCCAGTGAATTTATTGCACTGTTGGATGTAATGGCCTTCATGGGCCAGGCGCTGGCTTTTAGAAACGATCTCAATACCAGAGAAAACTACATTGACACAGCAGAACGTAGAGACAGTGTGGTTAGGCTTGCAAACTTAGTAAGCTACACTGCCAAGCGCAATTTAACTGCTGAAGGGCAAATCAAAGTTGTAGCAGTTAGCACCACAGAAAATGTGTTTGATTATGCTGGTTTGAATTTAGCCAATCTAACCATTAACTGGAACGATCCGTCAAATCCGGACTGGCTTGAGCAATTCACAGCAATTATCAACGCATCGTTGGTATCCACACAAAGTGTTGGCCGCCCAGGCAATAGTAAGAACATACTTGGCGTGCTCACTGATGAATACACCATAAACCTAATTCCAGGATTTTTGCCCATTGTTCCATACAACGCCACTGTTGATGGAGTAACCATGCCGTTTGAGCTTGTGAACTCAACCATGGCTAATCAAAACTATGTTTATGAGCCAAGTCCTAGAGTTGATCTTGGTTTCAACATAATTTATAAAAACGATCAGCTGGGATACGCCAGTGTAAACACAGGTTATTTCTTCTTGTTTAAACAGGGCACACTACAGGCTCAGGAATTTAATCTGCCAGAAAGAGTTGCAAACCGCACAGTTAATATCAACATAGAAGGCATCAACAATACTGACAGATGGTTGTACCAGCTGGACACAGTGGGCGATGTTAAACAAGAGTGGACCTATACAGAAAACGTCTACACCGCGGCAACAGCAGCAGCAGCATCAGCACCATTGTTTGTATTCAGCACAACAAGTCGTACTAATGATCAAATTACATTGGTATTTGGTGATGGAGTGTTTGCAGAAATTCCAGTAGGAAGTTTTCGTTGCTATGTTAGAGCCAGCAATGGCTTAGAATATATTATCAATCCTGAAGAAATGAACAGTGTAACTGCAACCATGAGTTACACCAGCAGAATTGGTCGTACAGAAACTATTACCTTTACCTGCGCTTTACAGGAACCAGTGTCTAACAGTCAGGCTCGTGAAAGCATCACAGAGATAAAACAAAGAGCGCCTGCTGGTTACTACACTCAAAACCGCATGGTCAACGGTGAAGATTATAATCTGTTTCCGTTTACACAGTATTCCAGTATTGTAAAAAGCAAAGCAGTGGTACGCAGCAGCATAGGTACCAGTCGTTTTCTTGAATTAATTGATCCAACAGGCAAATATGCAAGCACCAATGTCTACGCCAGCGACGGTGCGTTGTACAGACAGAATGAACTGCCAAGTTTTAATTTTGATTGGGTCACTGTTAATGACATTGCCAACGTTATAAGCAGCAGTCTACAGCCTCTCATACAACAACCAGGACTGCTACAATTTTATTATCAAAACTATCCACGACCATCCTTGGCAGCGTTGGATGTGAGTTGGGTACAAGTTACAGCACAAATAAATCAATGCTCAGGATATTTTATTTACAACAACACTGGACAAGTTGCACAACTAGGACCATATGCCAGTAACTTTATGGAATACGTCCGTGTTGGTGCATTGATAAAATTTGTTCCGCCAGCAGGATACTACTTTGATCAATACAACAATTTAAAAGTTGGTGTACCTGTTGAAGACACAGACAAAACAGTGATCTGGGCAGCACCAAGCGTGATTATACTAGATGGTACAAACTTTGGCACTGGTGTTCTAGACAACGGGGTTGGTGCAGTGATTTTAGATTCATTTGTGCCAGACAATGCCATACCAGTACAGGTTATTCCCCTGTTCAAGACCAATTTAAACGTCACCGCAAACACAGTTGGCGAAAATATTACCACAAACACAGTCACTGATCAAATTAGAGACAACATTAGACTGTACAGAAATTTTGGCTTAGGTTACAACAACCTTGGTCAATTCTGGTATGTGATTACCAGCACTAACCTGGACGTTGATGCAGAATTTAACATTGGTAATGCTCAGAGCACAGCAGGCACCGGCAATGATGCAAGTTGGTTGATACAGTTTATCACCAATGGCACAACCTACACTGTAACCTCAAGACAACTAAATTATTATTTTGGTTCAGTGCTGCAAACAAGATTTTTCTTTAGAGGCGGAAGTGCAATTTACGATCCTCGTACTGGCACTGTGCTTAAAGACTTTTGTAGAGTATTAAAATCAAATAGTCAGCCAGGTAACAATTCACCATTGGCCAGCGATATCACAGTTACCATTGTTGGCCAACCAGTACAAAGCGATGGTGTGGTAGACGATTTTCAAGTTTCTGTGAGCTTCCAAGACAACGAACTCAATGGGTTGCCAGATAATCCAGATTTCTTTACTGATATAGTTGCTGCCAACAGTTACGTGTTTTTAGAAAAAACAGTTGACTTTGATGGGCTAGAAAGATATCTACTGGTTGAATCATCAAAGGTAAACTATCAGTTTCCTAATTTAATATCAATTGAATTAGTAAAAGAGCAGTATCTTCCAGGACAAATCTTTTATGCTTATCAAAGTTTAGAATTTTATGAACTGTCAATTGATATTGCAACACAGACTAAAATTTTGACCTTGATCACTGATAACACTTTTATTGCAAGAACTGGTAGACCAGATCTAGCATTCCAGTACAGACATAATGCACCATTGACATCAAGAATTGATCCCACAGCAACCAATATCATTGATGTTTATATTGTCACACAGGATTACTATACAACTTATCAAGCTTGGTTAAAGGATACCACTGGATCTATTGGAGAGCCAACACCTCCCAACATTGATGAGCTCAATACCACATATCAAGCTCTTGGTAATTACAAGATGATCAGTGATCAATTGGTGTTGAACAGTGTGCAGTTTAAACCTTTGTTTGGTACAAAAGCATCAACAGACTTACGAGCCACCATCAAGGTAATTCCAGCAAAGGATTCAACCGCCAGCGAAAGTCAAATCAAGAACCTGGTTATCACAGCACTCAACGATTATTTTAATATTGACAATTGGAATTTTGGAGATACTTTCTACTTCAGTGAATTGTCAGCATATATCCACGCCAACATTGGCAGTGATGTAAGTTCGGTGGTTCTAGTCCCAGTCAACCCACAAAAGAGTTTTGGTGATCTTTATGAAATAAGATCAGCAGCCAATGAAATCTTTGTTAATGCTGCAACTGTAAATGATGTTGAAGTGATTGCAGCACTCACAAGCACAAACTTGCGTACAGCACCCGGTAGCGGAGTAATTTAATGGCATCAATAAGATCGGTAGACTTTCTTCCAGAAATATTTCAAACACCTACCAACAAGCAGTTTTTATCTGCTACCTTGGATCAACTTATTCAGGAACCTAACTATAGTAAAGTTCAAGGTTACATTGGTGGAAGAATAGGCCCAGGGGTAAATGCCAATGATTATTATGTTGTGGAACCAACCGCGGAAAGATCTAATTATCAATTAGAACCAGCTGTGGTTGTAACCGCAGGCGACAGTGATACCGCGGTTGATGCTATAACATATCCAGGAGTAATTGACACTCTCAATCTACAGGGATCTCCTACCGAACGAGCCAGCCCACTATTCAGCAGTGAATATTATGCATGGGATCCAATGATTGATTTGGATAAGTTTGTAAATTTTGCAGAATATTACTGGGTACCCACAGGCACAGATCCTGTGCCGGTGTTTGCTAATGCATTGCCTATTCAAGCCGATATTCAAGTAACACGCAATCAAACCAATTACACTTTTGATTATGTTGACGGTAACAATCCAACTATAACCTTGGTAAGAGGTGGCGAATATAATTTTGAGCTCACACAGAATTTCAAGAGCACTGTGAGTTTTAGAGTCACAAATCGAGGCACCAGTGCCTACATCATTGATTATTTGCCTAATCCAACCTTGGAACTAATAAGAGGCAACACATATGAATTTGTGTTAAATCTTGGATCTCCTCTTCCTTTTTTTATTAAAACACAACCAACCACTGGTACCACAAACTTGTTTTCAACAGGAGTGGTCAACAATGGAGCCTTTGAAGGTGTAATCACATTCACAGTGCCTTACAGTGCACCAGACACATTGTATTACATCAGTGAAAATCAAAGTAATATGCAAGGTGTGTTTAATATTGTTGACCCCACCCCAGGCACAGGACCAAGATTTTGGATTCAAGCTGCACCTGGGGTACAAGGTACCATGCCAGGATTGCCTAACATCAGCAGCAGAGAAGTCCTTGGTGTTACCAACAATGGCACAGATCTCGGCACGTTGACTTTTACAGTACCAACCAAGACTGCACAGAACTTTTATTATACACTGGATAGCATAGACAATGTTGATCTTGCAACAACTATGCCCTTTAACAAAATCAATGGCGCATATATAAATGAATTTTTAGACACATACGGCGGCATTGATGGCGTAGCAGATATTGTTAACAAAACGCTGGTTTTTCTACAAGATCCACCAATTAGAGATTTTGATGATGCCGAAGAGTATGGATGGATACAAACCACAGGCTACAGCCCTAACTTTGACGCATCTTTAGTTGAACCTGGTGATTACGATTTTCCAAACTTTAACACAACCGTACCTCTTTTACTTAAAAATCAAAGATTCGTGGTCTGGAGAATTGACATTGACACTGATGTATTTGGTGATCAGTACATTGTGTTAACAACACTAACACAGGTCAATGTCTATCAAAAGTTCACAATATCATCTGGAATACAATACAGCAGCACACAATGGTTCAAAAATGACGAAGAAGTTTTTGAGCGAATCCCATTGCTTACCGCGGTACTGGATACTTTGTACTACCAAGACGGTGCTGATCCTTCGATGGTTGGTGAAATCCGTTTGGTTGAGCCAGAAGATATTTCTACGCTGTACATTGAAGATATCATAGGCAAGCCCAACTTCACCAGTGCCAATGGCGTGGTGTTCACCAACGGACTTTGTGTTGAATTTTTTGATCTAGTTGAACCCGCTTCCTATAAGCAAGGCACATGGTATGTTGAAGGTGTTGGCACGGCTATCAAGTTGCTGTCCACCAGTGACTTTGTTACTCCAGAGCTCTATGCAGGCACTGTGCCTGCTCCTTTTGATTTGTTTCCTTTTGATTCAACAAATTACGAGGTACAAGGCAATTCGCCTATTACCCAAGATTATATCACTATCAATCGAGCCAGTCCGGATAAAAATCCATGGTCTAGATACAATAGATGGTTCCACAGAGAAGTAATAGTTGCAACTGGTCAATACAATAACCAACCAGCTATATTAGATCAAGTGTACCGCGCTAAACGGCCTATTATTGAATTTAGAGCTGGATTAAAACTTAACAAATTTGGTACCAACGGAATAGCCCCAATCAATGTTATTGACTTTGACATAGTTGATGCATTTAGTCAAGTGGCTGGGCAAACACAATATATTATAGATGGTTATCAATTGTTAGAGGGCTCAAGAGTTATTTTTGCCGGAGATAGAGATCCTCTTGTCAAGAATAAAGTATACTCAGTGTCATTTATTATTCCAGACACACAGTTGCCGCTGATTCCGCAACCTGTAATTAAATTAAATGAAGTACTTGTTCCAACAGTTGATGATGTCACTGTTTGTCTTACAGGCATTACATTGCAGGGTACAAGTTTTTATTATGATGGTTCAAATTGGGTTAGAACTCAGGTCAAAAATGGTGTAAATCAAGGACCGTTGTTCAATGTATATGATCAAGATGGTATAAGCCTAGGCGATCACACCAGATATCCGAGCTCTAACTTTGAAGGTACAAAGATTTTTGGCTATGCCCAAGGCACAGGCCCAGATGATCCGGTATTAAAGTTTCCGCTAAAATACCTAACCATAAGCAACGTAGGTGATATAGTATTTGATAATTTTTACTACGATGATACTTTTATCTACGTTCTAAACCGTAACAGTATCACTGAAATGGTCAGCACAGGTTTTGTAAGAGAATATTCTAACCAGGTTGATTTCACTAGACGGTTGGGTTGGCAAACAGCTAGACAGGCAAGTCAACAGTATCAACAATTTAGATTCATATACGATGGGTTGCCACTGCAACTTGACGTAAGAGTAAATGATCAAGTTCAGATAGCAGGTCAGCCCACGGCTTTTCCTGTTCTAAAAGTTTTTGTTGGCAGTAAGTTTATTCCACCTGATCAATACACATATTCACGATCAAATAATACAACTCAAATTCGTCTCAATAACGTTTATTTTGAGGGCGATAATATTGAAGTTTTGGTTTTAAGTGATCAAGTAAGCGCAGTTGGATTTTATCAGATTCCAATAAATCTTGAGTTCAATCCTTTTAATGAAAACAGTCCTGAGTTCACGTTGGGTACTGTGCGAGGACATTACGAAACCATTGGTGAAAATTTATTGAATCTAGTTGGACCTATCAATGGGTCAAACAATTCAAGAGACTTGGGCAACATATTGATATATGGTACAAACATTGTACAACAAAGTTCACCTTTGAGTTTAGCAAGTTTCTTTTTAAGGAATCAAAGTTATGGTGTGTTTGAAAGTATCTATTTCAACAGCCAAGAGTATATTAAGTTCAAAAACAAACTACTTGATGCAGTTGCAAGCAATCATTACAACACTGACAAACCAGGTGAAATTCTCACTCAGGTAATGTCGCAAATAACACGTGGGCTGAATTCTGGAAGTCCATTTTATTGGTCAGACATGTTGCCATCTGGCAATATTTTTGAAACAGCGGTATACAACTTCAGCGTTATTTCTACACCGGTGTTTGATACTCAACAAGTTTATGATTACACAAGCAGTAACTATCGTGGACTCAATGTTTACGTAAATGATTTCTTACTCACTCGAGGATATGATTACGTTACCAACCCTGATGCCGCTAGTTTAACAATCACTGCACCATTGGCAGTGGGTGATGTTATCACTATTCAGGAATTTGAGTCAACACTGGGAAATTTTGTACCCAATACGCCTACTAAACTAGGCATGTATCCTGCCTTCCGTCCTAGAATCTATTTAGATACTTCATACCAACAACCAACATTCATAATTGAAGGACATGACGGAAGCAAGACAAGAGCATTTGGTGACATTAGAGATCAGATTCTTTTAGAATTTGAAACAAGAATTTTCAACAATTTAAAAATTGTATCGCAATTACCAATTGACGTAGCTGATATAATTGCAGGCCAGTTTACCACAACAGATTTTTCAAATGTTGATGTGCAAAATATTCTAAATCAAGATTTCTTGAGTTATGTTGGGTGGAACAAATTGGATTACCAGACACAGGATTATCAGTCTAACGATCCTTTTACCTGGAACTACAGTCAAGCCTCCAACCGTTTAACTGGAAAGCCTTTGCTTGGTGCTTGGCGAGGAATCTATCTGTTTACATATGGCACAGTGACCCCAAATACCACGCCGTGGGAAATGCTAGGGTTCAGTCAAGAGCCATCGTGGTGGCAGTCAATATATGGACCGGCTCCGTATACCTCAGGTAACATGGTGTTGTGGGATGATCTTGAAGCAGGAAGAATAGCAGAACCGGGAAATGATCGCATTGATCTTCAATATGCAAGACCAGGACTAAAACAAATTATTCCTGCAGGCCCACAAGGTGAACTCTTACCGCCAATTGACAGCATAGTTGGCGCATATGATCCACAAGGTTTCAAAGGCGCCTGGACTACCAGCGATTATGGCCCTGTTGAATATTCCTGGAGAGTCAGCAGTGCATATCCTTTTGCGATCATGAGACTGTATGCTCTGTTGCGCCCTGCTCAGTTTTTCTCGCTAAACGCTGACAGAGATTTGTATGTTTACAATGATGAACTACAACAGTATCTATACAACAATAGATATCGCTTGTCAACTAAAACTCTGCAACTTTATGGTAATGTTGAAGGACAGAGCAAAGCCAGCTATATCAACTGGATCATTGATTACAATACCTATGTCGGCAACCTTAAGTCAACTGAGAGATTAAAAGCAAGTTTGGTTAATCTTGACATTCGTCTGGCCTATAGATTAGCTGGGTTTTCAAACAAACAATATGTTCAACTGTTCCTTGAAAAACCCAGTCCAAACTCAGTGAACACTAGTTTACTGTTACCAGATGATAGTTACGATCTGTTGCTGTACAAAAATCAACCATTTGATGATGTAAACTACAGTTCAATAATGGTTCAGATTGTACCCAACGGGTATGCTGTGTTTGGCTATGGCATAACCAAACCATATTTCCCAATTCTTGTCAGCAGACCAATTGGCATCTTGCAAACCGTTAGTGCTGGTGGCATAAGCACACAAGTGCCTGCTGTGTACACAGATGAAGTAGTAAACATTCCATACGGCACAATTTTCAACAACATAGCCACTGTGGTGGATTTTATTCTCAGCTATGGTAAACTACTTGAACGTCAAGGCATGAGCTTCACTGACACAGAAAATGGTTACATCTTAGACTGGAATCAGATGGCAGCTGAGTTTATGTATTGGAGTCAGCAGGGCTGGGCCGACGGCAGTGTGATTAATTTAAATCCCAGTGCAGTGAGTTTGTCTGTGACCAAACCCTTGGCCATAGTGGATGATCTTACCCAGCTGAACACAAACAATCAACCAAAAGATCAAAACGGTAACGTACTCACGATTAATAATTTGGTAATTGAACGATTAGAAAACACCTTTAAGATGACCAGTCAGAATGAGCAAACTATCAGTTTTGCTCATCTGCGTTTCATTAATTACGAACAAATTATTGTATTGAAAAACTCAAGTCTCTTTGGTGACTTGCTTTATAATCCTGTCACAGGTGCTCGTCAGGTTAGAATTAGATTCAACGGGTATAAAACCAATGATTGGAACGGACAATTAAATGCCAAAGGATTTATATTAAATCAAGACAACATTGTTGATTGGAGACCAAATGTCCGTTATACCAAAGGTCAGATTGTTAATTATAAAAATCAACTTTACGTAGCAAGATACATTGTACAACCCAGTGTTGCATTTGACAACAATGATTGGATATCGTCTGATTATGATCAAGTGCAAAAAGGTCTGTTGCCTAACTTGCCAAACAAGAGTGATCAGTTGGCCAATAGCTATGATATCAACAATGCTAATTTAAACACAGACAGCGACTTGTTGAGTTATGGTTTGACTGGTTTTAGACCAAGACGATACATGGCCAGCTTGGATCTTGATGATGTTAGTCAACTCAATGTGTATAGACAGTTTATTGGTGATAAAGGAACAATTGCTGCGATTAGATTGTTGACCAACGCAAACTTTGGCAAGGAAGCAGCAGAGTATGAGATTTACGAAAACTGGGGGATTCTACAGGGAATCTACGGCGCTCAAGACAATTCAAAATATATTGATCTACGTTTAAATGCAGCTGATTTAACCAGTGACGCCAGCACCGTGGCCGTGGTTGATATCAATGAATTCAGTTTAGCAGATCAAAACATAGTTATAAATGATATTTTTAGCTCTAGCTACTTTGTGACCAGCAAAGACTTTTTGCCTACCAAAGACTTTGTTATCAATTCAAAAAGCTTGCCATGGGCAGGTTATGTAAACATCGATGATGTTGATGCTGCTGTGTTTGATTTAATCAATCCACAAATTCTAAACCCTTTCTTTGATAATCTAGCAGTAGGAAGTAAGATATGGGTAGCAGCGGTTAACCAATTTGAGTGGGACATTTATCGTTGCACACAAGTTGACTCAGAAATAGTCACAGCTCAGAGCAATTTGGACGGTACCTGGGTGTTGATTTGTAATCAACAACACGGATTATCAAAAGGTGAAATCGTACTGATAAAACAGTTTGATGATCAAATCAATGGTACCTATAGAATTTTTTCAGTACCAGATCTTTACACATTTACCATTGAGCTTGAGTTAGCAGACAATCAAGCAACCACATTCAACGGTAATGGTTTGATGTTGAATCTACAAACCATGAGAGTTGCACAGCCAAGTGATGCTGTTGACTTGTCTTACATTAATCAAATGGAGCCAGGTGCAAGCATATGGGTAGACAACAACGGCGAAGGCAAGTGGCAGGTATTAACCAAAGTTAATCAATTCAGTGAATTTACCACTGTGGCTCCTACTACCATTGAACCAAACACTAGATTTGCACAATCTTTGAGTCAAAGAAGTGATCATCTTGCAATGTTGGTTGGTAGACCTGATTTCCCATCTGACAAGGGATCAGTAATAAACTATCTTGAACAGATAGTGTCTGCCAATTACTTGCCAGGCGTAACGTTGAACATGCTCAACGTTGTTGGACTAGGCAACTATGGCAGCAGTGTAAGCATAGGTGGACAACTTTACGCAGTTGCTGGTGCTCCAAGCAGTGCAAACAATGTAGGCTATGCATCAATACTAAATTGGCAAGAAGGTGTCAGAGCTAGTTTTTATGAAACACAAGTTCTTTTAGCACTGGATCAACCAGGACCAGGAAAATTTGGCCACAGCGTTGTGATGAGCCAAGATGAAAGATGGGTATACATTGGTGCGCCAGAAGTCAATGCCGTTTACGTTTACGGTAAACAAGATATTCAAACACAAAGTGTAACCTACACAGCAGCTCAAGGACAATTTAGATACAGCGCAGCATCACTACAGTTTGATTTTGACACACAACTTGCGGTGTTTGTAAACAATGTCGAACAAATTTTCACCAATCAATGGTATCTTGACAGCACTGATGTGGTGTTTTATGCAGCGCCAGTGGCACAATCTACAGTGGTTATACGACGTAAAGAAACCACGGTATTGGATTCAGAATGGTTCTTGAATCTTCCTGTGACTCAAACCACTGGATTTGGTATCAATGCTGTGTTTGATGTGGAAATAGTACGCGGACAGTATAGGCCAAAAATTGTAAATCCTGGTAGATTGTTTAGTATAGGCGAAGTTATAACCTACAAAGGCACATTGTTTGGTGGCCAATCTCCCCTCAATGATTTAAGATTAACAGTCACTGACATTACATTTACTGGAGAAATTCTTGGTATCACTGTGGCAGGAAGTTTTATTCCAAGCTCTGGATTGCCATATCAATTCCCAATTGATCAGTATCTGTTTGGAGTAACTGACATTGACAGTATGACTGTGTTTGTGAACAATGTGTTGCAAAGACCAAAACTTGATTATGAATTAGTCAATGCCGACAGCAGCACGCCAGACAGCACAGGTCAAGATAAACTATTGGTGTTTATGAGTATTCCTCCGTTTGGAGCCAATATTGTGGTCACCGGAGGAACGCACTACATTTTCAGTGCAAAAATAAGTCAACCAGGTCTGACTAGATTTGGTGAGTCTTTGTCCACGGACAGAGATGGTAGATCATTAATAGTTGGCGCACCTAATGTTGCTCAAGATTCTAACTTTGAGGTGGGTGAATCGTATTTTTATTCTAGAAATGTAGAAAAATTTGTTGTTACAAATACATCACAAGCCACTTATACAACCACTGCACCGCTGGTGGCTCCCACAGTTGTAAAAATCAATGGTGTAGTAGCCACAAACAGCGAATTTTATTCTCCTGCACAATACACAGCAGGTGTAAACTCAGTGACATTCTCTGTGGCTTTGCAGGTGGGCGATTTAATCGAAGTTGAAACCAATCAAATGATTTTGACTCAAACTTTGGATGCAGATGCAGTATTAGAATCGTCATCAATAAAAGAAAAATTACACTTTGGTCAGGCTGTGGGAATATGCTTGTCGGGCTGTAGTGCGTATATTGGATCTCCAGATTACAGTTATTTAGATTCAACTCAAGCAGGTTTGGTTTCAATATACGCAAATCAGTCAAAACTCTATGGGTTGATTCAAAGCAACAACGCTCCGACTGTGCTAACTGCTGGTTCAAAAATTAGAATCAACAATGTCCCTGTCACTGTGCCTGATGCACCCAACAACACAGTAGATGGTTTGGTTTCAGTTATTAATTCTGGCATAGTACCAAACGTGATGTCGCAGAATGCCAGCGGTAAGTTGGTTATCATGGTTATTAACCAGAATTCTGCCACAAGGTTTAATAAACTCACAGTGCTGCCGGCATTTAACAGTAATCTGTTTACCACACTGGGGTTTGACTGTTTTGTAGAAACACAAACACTGCAAAGTCCATATCCAGTTGATGGAGCCGGGTTTGGTTCAACTATTGCTGTGAGTAATCAACTTACTACACTAGTAATTGGAGCGCCAAGAGGCACAGCAGTTATACCAACTACATTTGACGATAATACAACCATTTTTGACTTTAGAAGTACCACTATAAGTGAATATGTTGCCAACAGTGGTGTTGTTTATGAGTTTGATTATTTGTCAGCTGCAAATGAATCAATACTGAATCCTGGAAAATTTATTTTTGGACAACAAATATATTATTCGCAAAGTGGATCAAATGACCTGTTTGGCACTAGTTTAAGTTTGATAGATTCATATTTGCTAGTTGGTGCTCCTGGACAAGATTTAAGCGATAGCACAGCCAACGAAGGGCTGGTATCAGTGTTCAAGAATCAACAACGGTTGCCGGCATGGACTCCAACCAGCATGGAAAGACCTGTGGTTGATATTGAGCTAATCAACACTGCCAGCATGTTTGACAGATTGATTAGCACAGTGAATGTGTTCTTAGATTATTTTGATCCTTTGCAAGGCAAAGTATTAAGTGTCTGCCAGCGTAACCTTGATTACATAGGCGGTGTTGATCCTGCTAGTTACAACAATGGTGCAAATAATGTACTTGGCAATACTTGGTACGATAACAAAGTTGGACAGGTCTGGTGGAATACCAGCACTATGCGATTTATTGATCCTAGGGCTGGTGACTTTATCTATGCCAACAAACGTTGGGGTCAGGTATTCCCAGGCAGTGTTATAGACATTTACCAATGGATTCAAAGCACAGAACCACCAGCCTCATACACCGGCGAGGGCACTGTGTTTAGTACAACTGATTACAGCTCAGTGGTTGTAGTGGGCAACTCAGGTGTATTAATAACTTATTATTATTTCTGGGTAAAAGATATTACCACTGTATACACTAATTCAGGAAAAACTTTGAGTGTTTACACAGTGGCTAGGTATCTAGAAGATCCCAAGAGCAGCGGGGTTCCTTACTTAATACCATTGGAATCTAACATTGTTGGTTTGACAAACTGTAGAGACTTTATTTCTGCATCTGACACAATATTACACATAGGATTTGATCAAGTCAAGAACGATGATGTCGTGCATTATGAATACCAGTTAATTGCTGATGGTAGAGTCAACAGTAGATTAGCTGATAATTTGTACAACAAACTTGTAGATAGTTTATGTGGTATCAACGCCACTGGCAAACCAGTTCCGGATCCAAATCTATCTCCGGCAATGAGATATGGTGTATTGAATCGTCCAAGACAAAGCATGTTTGTTGACAGATACTCGGCGTTGAATAATCTAGTTGACTTTACAAACAATGTTATGAGTCAGTTTGCATTGGCAGAACTCAATCTGTCGTTTAGTTTACTAAATGCCAAGGAACCTGAGCCTTCGGCAACCAGTGGGCAGTATGACATGAAAGTTGCTGACCTAGAACAATTGAGTTGGCAAAACATTTATATTGTTCCTCTTGGATACAAGTATTTGGTCAGCTTTGATGCTGCCAATGATGGTTTGTGGACAATTTATGAAGTACAAAGTGCTGGTATTGAATTACGCGAACTGGTGTTGGCACAAGTTCAAAGTTTTGATACTACCAAGTATTGGAGCTATGTGAACTGGTATGCAGCAGATTACAATCCATCAACGCCAGTGCAATACGAAGTGCCAATCTATGCAGATCTGTCTACAATACAAAATCCATTTATTGGAGAAACTGCAAGAGTAAATGACAACGGGCAAGGCAGCTGGGAAATCTATAGATTTGATCTAAACCAAATCTGGGAAAGAGTAGCGGTTCAGGGCGGAACTATTGCCATTGACGATACAATTTATGATTATAGTCTAGGACGTTGGGGCTTTGACAGCGAAGTTTTTGATGCTCAATACTTTGATGACAGCCCAGAAACAGAAACAAGATATATTGTAAATGCAATCTTTGATGAAATTTTCATTGATGAACTGCTGATCTATCAAAATCAACTTGTTATTTTGTTGTTTAATTTTATATTAAGCGAACAACAGTCGCCAGACTGGATAATGAAAACCAGTTTGATTGATGTACAACACAAAATACGTCAGCTTATTCCTTATGCAACGTATAGACGTGATAACCAAGATTTTGTGTTACAGTATATTCAAGAAGTCAAACCATATCATGTGCAAATTAAACAATTTGATTTGCAGTACAGTGGTGAAGACTTTTTTACCGGTGATGTCACTGATTTTGATTTGCCTGCAAAGTTCTTTACAGCCATAGTACCACCTAGTTTCCAAAGTCCAATACTGAGTATTGACAATGCTTTTGCGTCAAGTCCAGCAGCTACTCCACCTGATGCTGAAATATGGCAAGAATTTCCTTATAACCAGTGGTTTAGTAATTACTTGCTTGAACTGGATGTTATAGAAATATCCAATGCTGGCAGCGGTTACACATCAGCACCAACTGTGGCAATTTCTGGACTGGCAACACGTTTAGGACAGGCCACAGCTCAAATTGATAGTCTAGGACGAGTGGTTAGTATCACAATCACTGACCCAGGCGAGGGTTACTACTACACTCCAACTGTGACCATATCAGGCGGCAACGGATCAGGTGCTCAAGCTGTGCCACGCATGATAAACGATCTTGTACGCACATTTGATGTGACTATGAAGTTTGATAGAACAGAGTATAATCAAACTTTTGTGCCTTGGGAGCCAAACGTTACATATGACAATGGTACTTTGGTCAGTTACGCAGATAGAATTTGGCAAGCAGCAAGTCCGGACAGCACCGGTGTTGACACCGCTGAATTCAACATCGAAGATTGGATTGAAGTTCCTATTGCGCTACTAAGTGGTGTAGACAGAACCATGGGATATTATATCCCGGGTATAAATCAGCCAGGTAAAGAGCTGCCATTATTAATAACCGGTGTTGATTATCCTGGTGTGCAAGTTAAAAACCTACCATTCAGTGCCAATACTGGGTTTGACAGATCACCGTTTGATACCTATGTGTATGACAACTATCAAATAAGTCCAGAAGGTGTGCCTACTTACAGTGATGATTTGCTAGATGTTATTCTAGAGAGTCAATATCTTGACAGTTTCCTTGGCACTAGACCGTCAGATATCATCACAGATGGTGGAGCCTATGTTGACACATATTCAAGTCATGCGCCAGAAGAGCTGGTTCCAGGCAGCGAGTTTGATACCTTGGACTTCCGTGTCTTCACTAGACCAGGCGCAGATTGGACTGGACTTGGACACGGGTTTCAAATTGAAAGTGTGCGCTATGAATTTGATTCGGCGGACCCAGGATTTAGTTTTCAAGGTTTGGTAAGATTCCCCACAGTGATACAGGTTACCAACGTAACCAATTATTTGGACTTAAACTTAAACCTAGATTATTCTGTTGATTGGACCAATCAAACTGTAACAATATTCAACAATGTATCCAACGGCGATACAGTTATGATTCGCGTGTTTGAACTAGGTGGCGGTAATCAACTCAATCGTGGAATCTATACTGGCCAGGAAGCAGACGCAGACATACTGGTTCCTGTGCAGTTCAGCGAAATTCAAGACCTAGTGGTTTTCATCAACGGAGAATACTTACCAGAAATCAATGATGGTTCTTCATTGAACTATACCTATGCAGCAGTTGGAACACGCAATACCATTATTCGTTTCAACGCAATCTTGGCTGCTGATGATTTTGTAAACATCACTGTACAAGGTGTAACTCCTATCACACCTAACATGCAGTTACCTACTGTGCATACCTGGAGTGATCCGCAATCACAAATCTTTACAATCACAAATGCTGCAATTTTAACTTATAATTTAGAAAACAGCATGCAGGGTATGAATCAGGATATGTTGATTGTTACTCACAACGGCAAACGTTTGCGACCAAGTGAAACCATTGAGCATTATGCTGACGGCAGTATTTCGTATGAACTGCCTACTCGCGGTGGATATAGTCAGGGTTTGATATCTGATAATGATATAAGAGTTTATTTGAACAATGTTTTACAAGAACAAAACACTGATTATATAATTCCTCCATGGGATGGTAGCACTTTACGAACCGTTGAATTTGTAAACAATCCAAGTCTTGGTGAGAGAGTGGTGATTGCAGTAAGCACAAGAGCTCAGTATACAGTGGTTGCCAATCAAATCACATTCAGATCTGGAATAGGGTTTGTAATACAGAACGGCGACATTATTAACATAACCTCATGGAACGATACATCCGAACAGTTCTTGTTAACTCTAGTGTGGCAAGGTCCAGGATCAAGTGGTAGTATTACATCTGTTGAAGGATTTGATACTGTGCCGTTTGACATAGGCACTGTGGTCAATGGTCCAGGCACATACGATTACAGCACAGGTACTCTAGTGGAAATCAACAACTTCAGTACCACAAGAATACCACCACAATCGCCAGAAAGAATGTGGGTATACTACAACGGAAATAGATTGATTTTTGGTGATGGCTTTGGCACTGAAACCATTGATGGCATTGTGTACATAACACTACCATTTGTGATTAGTTCAACAGATGTTGTTTCTGCTACTTTGTGTACTCAAAAGGTGGTTCCAA